TCAGGCGGCGGCGCGAGAACTGCGCGACCAGCGATGGAACTGCCCGACGGGGTCCGCGATGGTCTTGTCGCAGTTGTGCAGCATGTTCGTGCATCGGCAGAACTTCTCCGGTGTGGCGAAGCCGATGCGGCTGAGATCGAGCCGCGGGTCGGTGATCTTGGCGGGCGCGTTGTGGCCGCCGTGGCCGCCCAGCACCACGAACGTCTTGACCTTGAGCGCGAGCCCGGCCGGCACGATCCAGCCGACGCCGCCGATGACGATGTCGGCGTCGCGCACCAGCGCGAGCAGCTCGCGCACCGCGAGTTCGCCAGACACCAGATAACGATGCGCCGGCGGCAGCTCGCCCACCGCCCATTCCTCGCCTGCGGCGATGTCGGCGACCGCGACCACGGTATGGGTCGGCATCAATTCGCGGGCCAGCGCCGCGATATATTCCGGCCGCGGGTTGCGGGCCTCGTTGCGCCATTCGCTTCTGACCGTCACCGGCCGGATGACCGCGATCGGCCGCTCCGACTTGACCGGCGATGGCCCCATATCGGGCAGATCGAACAGCGCCGGATCGAAGGCGACTTTCAGCGCCGCCCACCGGCATTCGAGCGAGCGGATGATCGTTCGCGAGGCCAGATCGAAATAGCCGACCTTGATCTCACGCATGGAGCCAAGGCTCGGTCGCATCCAGCGCTCGGGCGGTTGCCGCGCCATGTTCTTCTGTTGCGTCCGCAGCCGCCGCCCGCCACGGATGAACCTGATATCGAGGTCGGCGTAGAGCTCGGGCCACGGCGTCTCGAGGTGGATCTCGTACTGCGCCGCCGCCGCGCGCACGAACGGGCGCGAAAAGATGTTATCGCCGAGCCCCCACATTCCGCGGATGAGGATCGGTTTACGCTGCGCGTCGCTCAAGGACGTCCTGTAGGCTGATGACCGGAAGCAGATCGCCCCACGCCGTTCCCGGCGAGGCATTGTAGGCGGTGATCTTGAGCGCCCGCAGCGACGGCACGATGGTCACCAGGTCGGCGTGCTGCTTGTCGTAACAGCCGGCCCGGTGCGGCCAGCGGTGCGGCGGGTGATGGTGGCTGCGACCATCGGCGGCCAGTTTGCCGTCGGCGCCGAGCCAGACGATGGTGCCGCCCGGCCCGATCAGATGCGCCGCCAGGTTGGTCGCTGCCGTCAGCGAGGTGAACTTCTGCATCAGGCTGTCGTGCTGCCGCGCCAGTCCAGGCGGCTTGGCGGCGCGGCACATCAGCACCTTCTTATCTTCCGCGACCAGCCGCGAGACGGTGACGACGCGGCCGCGGAAGCCCGCCACCGCCGCCCGGTTGTCGGGCTCGTTCCACCAGCGCCAGTCGCCGAAGTAGAGAAAGTCCGCCCACGGCAGCGCGTAGACGCTGGAATTGATCGCGATCACGCGGCGGCCGCGCAGCGCCTCGAGCTCGACATCGCGCACCGACGGCCCGCCGCCGACGATGAACACGGTCTCGCCCGGCCATTCGCGCGGCACCGACCAGAATGCAGGCTCACGCGACATAGAGGCGCCGATAGGGTCTAATCAGATCAATCACCGGCGCCGACAGATAGCCCGACGACGCCGACGACAGCGACGAGGTGAAGTAGCTGACGCGGGTATCGCCATGCTGCAGCTCGCGGATGCTGGGATCGCGCGTGCCCGACGTGCGGCCCTCGTTGACCGCCTGGATCACCGCCTGCTGCAGCCGCGCCGGCGCCTGTTCCGGCAGATCGTAGCCACCGCTATAGAGCACGGCGACGACCGTCTCCGCCCAGCAACCGCCGGTCCACAGCCGTCCGCTGTCGGGATCGAACTCGTAATCGGCGGCGGTGGCGCCCGCGGCCGATACCTCGGCGATCTCGACCACCGGATAAAGCGAGAGCGTCAGCGCCTGCCGCGGCAACATGTCCTCGTTGAAATCGAAGGTGAAGGTTTCCAGCGCCTCGGCCAGGCCGAAACGGCGGTTGCAATATTCTGCAATGAGGCGTGACTGCATCGTGATGGCGGCTTGCAGCGCCGCGTCCTCGGTCGTGCCCTCGATCTTGAGCGCGAACTTGAGATCATCGAGGCTGATCAGGTCAGGCCCGGCGCTGTCGGTTGCCTCGCTGAGAATTTCGAGAATGGAATGCATTATTTCAACCTGAGCGGCTCGAGCGCGCGTTTCTCGTCCGTCCGCGCGTCGCGGCCGTCGCTGCCGCGCTTGACGGCGAGGCGCCAGTCGTCCGACTTGCCGGGCTTGGCCGCGGTCTCGGCCTGGGCGATGAAGAACGAACCGCCCAAGGTGACGCCGTCGCCGGCGACATAGGTTGCGCCTTCCTTCCACACTCCGGCATCGAGCACGATCGCGGTCTTGATCTCATGCACGCTGTCGCCGATGGCCCAGCGCAGGGTGCGGCCGCCGTCCGCCGTGGTGACGGTGGCGGTCTTGAATGCGCGTCCGACCTGCTCGGCGGCGTAGTCCTGCAGATAGGTCAGATCCGCAGCGTTGCGGCCAGGCTCGCCCTTCTGGCCAGGCTCGCCGTTCTTGCCGTCGACGCCGGCCGGGCCGATGTCGCCTTGTTTCCCCGGCTCGCCACGCTCGCCTTTTTCGCCGGGTTCACCCTGCTGCCCAGGCTTGCCTTCCGGCCCGGTCTCACCCGGCGGTCCCGGCAGGCGCGCGAGCGTCCGCACCTCGGCCAAGGCGCGATGGCTCATGGCAAGGTTAACGCCCATTGCCTCGAACAGCGTATATTGCGGTGCGGGGATCATCGGTTTCTCGCTCATGCCGCCCCTATGCTGCCAGCAGGATTGCCATCACGGCGGCTTCGTCGTCATCGTGTCGTCATCGGAAACTATTTGAAGATTTCGTCGGCCCGCGCTTGCGTCAGGATGCCGTCGGCAACGAGTGAAGTTTTCAAGGTGGTCGCTTTCTTTTTGTTCAGATTGACGATCGGATCAAAAACCACCACGTCCCAATTTTTGGCATTGCCGGCCGTTTGCCGCCAGGTCGTGGCAGTTGCCGCTCTGTATTCCGTATTCGTAAACCGTCCGATGAAATCACTGCTCGCAAGCGACGCCTTCGGATTAATTGGAATGGTCGCGACGACATTGTTGCCGGCATCGATCTGCGCCTGCGTGGCGCTGACGTCCGGCACCCAGGCCCAGGTCGCGCGATCGTCCGCATTGCCGACCGCCGCGCTGACAATGGGCGAAACGTCGGCGATGGCGTCATATAGCGTGCCGGCGTCCATTCACATCCATCCTTCAAAGTGAATGCCCGCTTGGTGGAAAGCATCCCCAGCATCGCCATAAAACGTGACCGTCGCAGCCAAAGCGGCATACTCTATTGCAAAAAAGGCATGATTGCCGAGTGCGGTGGTGGAAAACTCAGCAACCAGGGAATCAAACGTTGCCTGATTTGCTTCGGCGGTCGTACCGGAAAAGGCATTTGTTACGTCGTAACCGATCCCGATAGCACCGCCACTGGCACCTGAAACAATGCCATGAAACCGGGCAGTAAATGCATCCTCCAATAAACCGCAGACAAACCTGTGGCCATTGGCTCCGTTGGCGTTGTATAAGCGCCAAGCCGCCGTCGCGTAGGTCCAGCTATCAGTTTGTTCGCGCGCGAGCGAACAAACCCGCCGCCGATTGTAGCAATTCCAAAGGCCGAAAATTGCCGCGGTATTAGCCGCCCCGAATCTCCAATTGAGTTGTGAACTAGCATCGGAGAGCGTCGTGCCAACGTAGGTCGCGCGCGATGCGGCCGGGCCATTGGTAATAGCAGCGTTATTGAGCCAAATGCCGTTGACCAGGGTCAACGCCGTACCGGCAGCGCGGGTCGTGTCATTGGTCCAATCGGGACCGTGACCCAGTCGCAGGGTGCCGGCGTCATTCCATACGAACCAATCATTGAGCTTTGCCGGGCCGATCGCTGCGGGTGATTTTGTTGTGTCGGTGGTGGCAACACTCAACTCGCTGAATGCCGTCATCACGAAGTTGGTGCCGTCGTAGATCGGCAGCATATTTCCGACCGATGGCGTGTAATAGATCGTCGTTTTTGCCAACTGCGTCGTCGTCATCACCGGCGTCGCCATCTGCAGCGTCAGACGGCCTTGCGGTGGAGTCATAAGCGCCGTTTTGACAAATGCCGTGGTTGCGATCGAGGTGTCGTTGTCTGCAGTTGCTGGTGTTGGTGCTTTGGGATCACCAGTAAAAGTCGGCGAGGCGAGCGGCGCATAGGCCGAGAGATCAATCGAGATGTTCTGCGTGCCGCTGTTGTAGGTGAGTGGCGCGGTCGCCGAGACGACACCGGGCGGTCCTTGCGGTCCCTGTATTCCGGCTGTTCCGGGCGGTCCCTGCGCTCCGGTCGCGCCGGTCGCGCCGGGCGATCCTTGCGCGCCGGTCTCGCCGGCTGGGCCTTGCGGTCCGACGTCGCCTTGATCGCCTTTTGGCCCCGGTGATCCGGTCGCACCTGTCGGGCCGGGATCGCCTTGCGGCCCCGGCGGCCCTTCCGGCCCAGGCGGTCCCGGCGGGCCTGGCTCACCGTCACCACCCTCGCCGCTTCCGCCACCGCCGCCGCCGGTTGGAATCCGAATGCGATCGATGCGGCCGTTTAGCTCGTCAACGTCCTCGTACAGCTCAGTGAAGTTGTCGTTGCACTTGTCGAACGAGATACGGATTGCATCGTCATGCGGCAGCTCGTCGATGTTGATAATCTGCTGCGACATTTTTACGAGTTGCCGGGCTCTCGTTGCTCGAGCGGCGGCGACTCGTGCAGCAGGCGCACCGCGCTGGCGACTTGTCCGGCGAGCTCGGGCGGCAGCACGATCCTGGTGACGGCTTCGGCGACGCATTCGCGCACGAACGGCACCATGCCCTTCGCCAGTTCGGTGATGTCGTTGTCATCCATCATGCGGCCTCGCGATGTATGGCCTGCAATGCCCGCGTGAATTGCTGCGCGATCTCTTTGGTCGGAGTGGGCTTCGGCGCCGGCTCAGTCGGCTTGTCTGGCTGCGGCGGTGCCGGTGGCGTGGCTGGCGCGAACGGATCGGCCTGGGCGTCGCGCTTGGCGAGCGCCTCAAGGCTATAGTTTTGTTGTTGCAGGAAGGGATTATTGCCGCCGGTGACCGGCTTGAGATCGAGCTTGGCGCGGCCCTCGTTCGGGCTCATCACGCCGGCGCCGACCGCATCGCGAATGGCGGTGACCTGCGTGACCGTATCCATGCGCAGCAGATTGTCGGTGTCGAACTCGGTGCCGAGACCTTCGCCCCAGCCGATGCCGAGCGCCGCGTCGAGCAGCTCCTCGATTTCCTCGATATGCGACTGCAGCGCTTGAGAGTAATACTCTACGTTTAATGCTTGAACGTTATTGTAGGTCGGCAGCACGCCGACGCCGACTTTGTAAGGCGGCACATGATAGACGCTGCAGACCACCTCGGCCGACCATTTCAGTTGCTCGATCATCTGCCCTTCGACATTCGTCATTGCCATCTTCTCGTACTTCATGCCGCCGCTAAGGACTGCGACGCGGCCGAGATTGACGCGCGAAAAGCGCTGCTCCCATTCCTCCTTGATGCGCTTTTCCTGCGCGTCGTCGATCTCGCCCGGCGTTGTCAGCAGGCCACCGGGCACCGATGCATTCTCGAACAGCAGTGCCGAGGTTTTTTGCGCGTTGATGCCGAGCATCGAGGCGAGGCCAGAGGCGAACACCGGCGGCGTGCCGACCAGCGGATGAAATAAACAGTTGAAGCGATCGTGAATGATCTCGCGCGCCGGCACGATGATGTCGTCGATGTCGGCCAGATTGTCGCTGCTCAAACGGTAGAACACGCTGCCGTCGTCGGCGACCAGCGGCTGCACCCGCGTCGGATCGAGCACATGCAGCGCGGTCACCACCTGGCGATTGTCGCGCACCTTCAAGACATAGGTATTGCCGCGCGAGAGCTTCGACAGCACCCAGCATTCCCAGAATTGATTCCGGGTTTGATAATCATTGGGCCGCCGCAGTACCGGGCTAAAGGCCGGGTTTGTGGTCTCCGACCAGATGTCGTTCTTGTCCTTCTCGGCGAGCTTCACCCGCAGTTTGCCGATGTCGCGGGCGATCAGCGTCTTGCAGGCGAAGTCGGCATGAAACGATGCCGCAGTGTCGACATTGATCTCGAGGTTGCGCTGCCACGCGCCGGTGAACGGCTCGCGCACGATCGGATACCAGCCGCCGCGGCCTTCCGGCACCGAGTTGAGCGCCTTGCGCGTCTCGCCGGTGAAGGGAATGGGCAGGCCGAAGATCCGCATCAGGCCCTCGCCCGCCCGATTTCATATTGCAGCCGCGCCATGCCCCAGCGCCGATCGACGTCGATGCCGAGCTGCGTGGCTTCCATGCGCAGGCGCTCGATGTCGTTGGCTGGCTCGGCGGCGGGCTCGGGTTCTGCGACAACTTTGGCTTTGACCTGCGCCGCCTTGGCGGCAAACCGCGCCTTCCTGGCCGCGACCAGCGCGACCGCATGCTTAGGCGGCACCTCGTAGTCCTCGCCGGCGGTCAGGTGCCGGGTGCCGTACTTGTGCGGCTTGATCGCCGTCAAGGTGCGCATTTTCATCGGCATCATCTCCGAAAAAAGGAGGCGGACGAAGGAGGCCCGCCCGCCTCCAGGCAGCGAGGAACTTAGGCGGTGTGGACGGGTCCGCCCCAGTCCGCGCTGGTCAGATACGCAACCGACGGCGTGCGGCGACGGAGCCAGTTGATTACCCTTTCAGCACGAATCGCGACCGAGTTGGTTTGGTACATCGAGACGAGCTGCGTTGCGGTCGGTGTGATCGATGAGCCTGTCGGCGCATCGGACATTTCGAGCGATGCCTCGTTGCTGGAATCGATCGTGATCTCACCATCGTCCGCCAGATAGATGTCCGCGGCATTGACCAGCACGACAACGGCCGCCGGCACGTAATCGCTGGTGATCACCGGGAAGCCGAACAGAATGCCGCCGGTCATGGACATGCCGGCGAATTCCGCTTGCCCGAGCGGATTCGTCATCGAGGTCAAGGCCGCCGCAACATTCGACCCCATGATGAAGACACCGCTGGTCGGCGGATTGTTGGCCGCCATGTATTTTGCGATGAGAGATCGGATGTCGAGTCGAACCGCGTCGGCGTCATCACCCGACGACACGATGCTGGGAGCACCGTTGGTGATCGAGGCCGGCGAGACTCCAGCCACCGCCGTCTTCGACGGTGTGATGAAGTCGAGGTCCAATCGTTCCCGCAACGCCGCGGCCAACTGATCGCGAACAATCGTGTCGGACTTGGGTGACGAGAATCGGATCGACTCCATTGTCAGCACGCAGATGTTGGCGACCTTGAGCGGAGGCAGCGTCAGGCGCGCGAAGTTGAACGAGGTCAGGGGTTTGGCTTTCCCTTCGCCGACCCAGTAGCCGGCCCCGCCCGCGGTTTGCTGCACCATCGGCACGTTGAACATGACCGAACGCATCGACGGAACGCCACCAATCCCGAAGCGACCGAGGATCGTTTGCGGGCGCAGCCACTCGATGAAGTCTTGCGACGTGGCGCCCTCGGCGCTGACGAGATTTGCCGCCCAGTTGCCGGTGATCGTCGAGCCCGCCACCACGTTGGCCTTGGTCATCAGCTCCATCGTCACCGGACTATCCGGGCCATACAGTTCCGCAGCAATATCACCGGCCGGACGATACTGCCGATGCGACAGGTACTCGGCACGAATCCTCTGCACAAAGCCGATGCCCGGTCCCAGCTTCGGTGGCGTCCGCACGACGATGCTGCCGCCACGCATCGCGGCGCCATCCTCGGCCTTCTCGGCCTTGGTCACCGGCTTGGCCGCCAGCGCCTTGGTCTTCTCGACCTGGCGTAGCCGCACCAGATCCTTGTCGAGCGCCTCGACCGTGCCTTGCAGCGAGTCGAACTCTTCCTGCTCGGCCGCGTCCGAGGTGCGATCCTCGTCGAGAGTCTTTTGCATCACGGCTTCCATGCGCGCCGCGCTGGCGGTGCGCTTGGCTTCAAGCGCAGTAATTTGTTCGGCAATGGTTTTCATGGCGCCCTCCTGGGCGGACTTCGGTTGCGATGATCCCGAGGCGCCGGGTGGGTTGAGATGAACGACAGGGCGCGGCTTTGCCTGGCCGGACGCGGCCCGCTGCGCAGTGTCGATCGATTTCACGGTGGCGATGGTGCATTCGGAGTTGGCCGGTATCGTCACGGCCGACAGCTCCAGAAAGTCCCATTTGGTGAAGCGGATGCCTTTGGTCTCGGTGATGAACTCATGCTCGATAGGTTTGAACCCGATCGACAGGCCGGGGACGAGGCCGGCCTTGATCAGCGACCAGGCGCGGTCGATCTCGGCGGTCACGCCTTTGGCGATCTTGGCGACGATCTCGATGCCGGCTTTGGTGACCTTGGCATGGGTGACTTGGCCGATCGGCTGTTTGGAGTCGTGCTGCCACAGCAGCGGCAGCGGCAACTTGAACTGCGCGCCGGTCGGCTCGACCACATCCTCGAGCCGATCCGGCGTCGGCGTCGATGCCATGCCGGTGATGACGCGTGCGTCCTCGTCGACCTGCTTGATCGAAAGCAGGCTGTAAGCCCGGTTCAACATGGTGATGGCCTCTCAGGAACTTTGCTGGCCGCTGCGATGTTGTCTTGGCGCAGGCGGGCAGAGCAGCAGGTGATGCGAATGGGCAACGACCCCAACAAGCCGCAAGATCAACAGCCGAAACCGAATCCGAACCCAAATCCCAATCAGCCGCAGCAACCTTCCCGGTAACGCGCGCGGCATGATCGTGAGCGGCTATTTGTCCCCCGAAAGATAGCCGCTCACCGCATTTTCAGGCGAAGGAACCCGGCGCCGCGCCAATCCCGGCTTACGCACGGGATCACACCCACCACGGCGGATGGGCGCCTAAAAACCCGCGGCGCCGGTAACTCAGGCAAAAAACAATCGGCACTCCGGCCGCTTCTGTGGCTCGGGGTTGAGTGCGAGTAGAGCAACCGCGTTAAAAAGTGACATTAAGGGATCAATTTTCCCATACCCGGAATCATCGCGCGCAATCCGCATCCCGGTCGGCGTCGGCACGATGCGCGCGTTCCCCGCACACCAGGTCATCAGCGCCTGGCCGCCGTGCTTGAACGAACCATCCACCAGTTTCCGCTCGACCGTCTTGATCGCGCCCATCAGCGAGATGCCTTGGCGGATGCCGACGAGAAGCTTGTCCTCTTGCGTGACGCCGATTTTCGCGAGGGCATCGACAATGCCGCCGATCCCGATCGCGTCCACGCCGACACCGGCAAGTTTTTTCGTGCCTTTAACTTTTTCCACGATGTCCGTGACAAACGAAATGTCATCCGGCAATTCCTCGACCACGGTTAAGTCGCCGTCGGCCTGAAACCTTTCATAAAACCCGGTATTAGCTTTGCGCCGCTCGAGCCCTTCCGGTGAAATGAGCGCATGTGTCCACGCCAGATGCGCCTTGGTGGTCTTCTCGCGCCCGATCACCGCGATGCCGAGTAGGTCGTCGAGCCCGCCGCCGTCGATGCCGACCACGACCGCTTCCGAACGCTCGAGCACCGCATCGAGGGTCAGCCCCTCCTCGGCACCGCGGCTCCAGTGGTTGGCGCCGGCCCAGCCGTCGGCGCGCAGCGACATGCCGATCTGCACGTTGAAATGCTGCGAGGCGATCAAGGCCAGCGCCGCTGGGCCGTCGGCCTCGGCCCGCACGATCTCGCGCGCCAGGAAGTTCTCGTTGGTCGAGCGCCCCAGGTTGGGATTGACCATCGGCCAGTATTTACGTTCCTTCCAGCCGCTGTCGCGCGCCAGCCGATCCGGCAACTCGTACAGCACCGGCAGCAGCGGCATCCGCGTTTTGCCGTCCCGCACCGCACGCGCCATCGCCAGTTCGGAGGCGAACACGCCCGACGGCGTCTGCTTGCTCTGCGTCGTGGTCTGAAACAAAAAACCGTCCGTGCGCTTGGTCAGCGCGCCGCGCAACTCGATGAACACTTCCGCCGCGTTGGCACGCTTCGAAAACACGTGGGTTTCATCGATAATCGTCCCGGTCGCTTTGCTGCCGGTGATGACGTCGGTGTCGGCCGCCTTGATCTGCAGCGTCGCGCCGGTCTGCCGGTGCGTGATCTTTCGGATGTGATCCTGCACATGCATGATTTTGGTTAGTTCGGGATCGAGCCGGATGGTCCCCTTCGCCTGCTTGTAGGCGATTGCCGCGATCTCCATGGTCGGCGCGATGAACAGGAACTCGGCCTCGGGCCGCGGATTGCAGATCAGCGCCGTCACCATGACCGCGCCACCATTGGTCG